TTATGTCCATAACCCTTTTGTGAACACCGTGATTAAATGGGATTAAGTCAGTTATTCTTCCAGCGTTAACCCAAATTTTTTGGTCTGTGAATAGAAAAACTCCGTAATAGATTTGACGACCAGAAACGATAGGTGTTTGTTCTGGGTTTTCTTCGCCGTCTAGAAAAGATAGCCTTGTAACATTTCCTTCGGTTGCATCTTCTTCCCAAACTAACACACCGTCTTCTGAAGTTTCTGGGAATCCAAATTGATTTCTTACAAGTTTAATTTTTGTAAATGCGCCTGTAGGGGATTGCCACGTAACTTCTGTTTTTGCGAAGTCAATCACAGTCAAAGACATAGGCTCAACTGAGTAAGCCAGTTTTGGACTTACACCATAGTTGGCGCTTCCGTAAACAAAATTACCGTATTTAGCCACAGACTATTGCTCCTTAAGGACTGACTATGTCGCCGTAAACAACCCAAGAATCAGCATCTATCTTCATCAGAGTTGCTACTGAGTATTGTCCATTCAAAGCAACTGTACCAGTTGCGACTGATGAGTTGAGGTCTGCTACGTCCTCTGTAGTAATTGACACTTCTCCAGTTCCGTTTTGAACTACAACAAAGGTCTGACCAATACTGAACTCGTAAGTTGAGTCGTCAGGAATTGTAAGACTTACAGAAGAACTGCTCGAAAACACAATTGCTTTACCAGTGTCATTTACACCAAGGGTGTAGGAAGTCGAGGAACTGTCAACAACTCCACGTTGGTGTGATTGAGGTACAGCAGAGGCAACTGGAACCCATTCGGATCCAGACCACACATACGATGATTTTGCCATTTCAGCCTCCCATCAGCATCAGGGTGTCATTGAGTGAGCCAGTTCCACCAGAAGTAATTGTGATGTCAACATCTGTAGATGAATCAACCCAGATTGTTCCAGCAGCAAACGAAGAGCCTGTTGGCTGAGTGGCTGAGTAGATAACTGGAACAAGTTCTTTAGAGCGGGTAAAAATGTGACCACTTGAGTTTACGTACGTAACGACTGAGTCACTAGAGTTTTTAAAACTTACAATATTTGCTGTCTGACTTGACTTAGCCTTTACGGTAAGTCCGACCTCGTCGTTCGCAGTCGATAGGATTGTAGACCCACCACTCAAGGATACATAGTCGTTGTACACATCACTTAGACCATACTCAATGTTTGCAAGACGATCTTTGAGTGTATTCCAGTTAGTGGTGACTTGATCAAAGTCCCCTACCCACCCAGAGCCAGTCTTGATGTAGGTTCCAATATTTGCCTGTAAAGAGTTGACTTCTTCTTGAAGACTGTTTACGTGTTCGGCAAGGACAGTGTCGGAGAAGTCAACCTTTGTAGTAAAGGACTTCACCGCTGCGGGATATGCTGCTGTCACGCTGTACTTCCTTCCAGACCTTGAGGTCTATTTTCTCTGGTTTGCCCCATATTTACTGCCTGAACTATTACGCGACTTGGTTAATAGTTAGAATTACTGAAGGTATTCCTGGCACAACTCCACTGGGAGCAACTGCTGGAAGGAAGATACCTGTGTTAGTAACAGACCCAACTACCTCAAAATAGTCTCCAGCCTTTGCTACTCCGTAAAAATTCCAGGCAGCAATAAACTCTGCGGTCGCTCCTTGGATAGCCACCTTGCTTGCTGAGTAAGGTACGTTTGACCCATTCTTTCTAAGCCAGATATATGCGTGCTCGGTGTTAGCACTAGATTTGTCAAACTGTGCTGAAAATTGGATGTTGTACGTTCCTGCTTGATCAACTCTCATCTTGGAACTGTCTACAAGTTTTACACCGCTCTCTACTTCTACAGTGTCGCACTGCATTGGGTAGACAGTGTTTATTGCAGCAGCGTTCATCGTTTGGGTGTTGTGCCATGCCCCATAACTAAAAAGACCTTTGTTACTTTCTTCTTTCCCAAATTCACCTATCCATAATGGAAACTCTGGGTCTCCACCTTGGTACATTATGAACACTCCATGACCGATTACTGGAGGGTTTGCTGTTGACTGTATTGGCCATACCCAATCAGTTATCTCAGCACCTGTTGCCTGTGACTGTACCTTAAGGCGCCGTAAATTTTTAGGGTCTTTGTTGTCAACAACAACCGCCCTGTAAACTCCATGAAGCCTCTTAATCGAGTCCATTAGATAGTTCCGATAGTTATGTTGTCCTCTTGGAATCGGAAGATCTCATCTGCTCCGCCAACAACCGTGTCTAAACCAGGATCTCCCGCTATGTGAAGAGCAGTAACCTTTACTGTTTTTACTCCAGGAACTTGATTGAGTGCAAACTCAATATCTTGTGGGTAGATTGTGTCTTGGAAGTTCATTCCGTTATAACCAAAAGAACTTAACAAAGTCTGTTTAAGAGCAAGTTCAATTTCTGCAGTTGTGTACTGGTCTTGTTTGGCGTACTCAAGTGTTATGAAAAGATCCACGTAGGTAGGTGGTTGAATGGTCACAGTCGTTCCCAACAAAATCTTATCTGACAAGTAAGTTTCAACATCTTCTTTTAGTCGATCATACTCAACCGTTGGATTTCCTAAATCATCGAGTCCAGGAGCAAGGTCTGAGTCAATAGAACTTCTACTTGGTGCAATATAAACTGTAACAGAGGTCCACACCTCTGCAAGAGCGTTTGCTTTACCAACTCCGCTTACTGCGAGGGAAAGGTCTTCGTAGTCTTGAAGAGTCACAGCACGGTTTGCTGCTCGTAACGCTGCTGGTGCAGAAACACGGATTTGCGCTGTTGTCTCTGGATCAGATCCACCAATTGCTGGGTCGGCATTTGTTACTGTAATAATTGCTTGTAAAGCCGTTGTCTCGTTAGTAGACAGTCCAGGAACATAGATAATGTCAACAAGTGTGTCACTCGGTACGTTACCGATCAATCCACCACCTACCATGTAGTTAACACGGATCTCTGAGTGAATTGTTGGGATAACGCCAGAGACACCATCTCCAAACAAGATGAACACATTGTTGTTTGCATCTGTGTTTACTTGATACACAAGATCGGTAGGACCACTATCTAATAGGTGTTGAACTTGTGTCCACTTCGAATACACATCGCCGTCTTGAACATAGAGTTCTGTTGTTCCGTCAACAGACGGGGTTTCTCCTAGTTCAAACAGCATGCTAGGAAGCCCAGTAGAGGTACCGATCAGTTCACCATAGGTGTTTGCGTTGTCAGATACGACAGTTACGTAACGACCTTCTACTGCTGATACTTCTTCAGTTCCTGGAGTTTCATCTACTTGTGCATCTACAATTGCATCTGCCTGAGTTGTGAAGTAGAGGGTGCTGACTATGTCTCCAGAAATCACGTCTCCAGAGAGGACTGTGCCAGCAGGAATAGTCACTGCTTCATCAGACGTATTAGAGAAGGTTAAAGAGACAAAGGCTTGACGATAGCCAGCGGGGATATACCCGTAGGTTTGTGCAATATTGATGACGCTGTCTCGCTGAGTAGCGGTAGTGATGAGTGACTCGTTTGCGTTTCTGTCAATGTAGTAAGAGATCAGGTCACCCATGTAGGCAAACGCCTCAATCAGAGCAACGCCAAAGTCAGAAGGATCAGACGCTGTCCAGTTAGGAAGACGGTCTTGAACACGAGCAATCAACTCGTCACGTAGTACGTAGTAATCTTTGCTTGTATAGTCAACTGAGATTGGGATACTTGAAACTGGTGTTACGTCACTCATAGCGTCTCCTGGTAGATCGGGTTGGTTCCTTGAATGTAAGCAACACCAATAACTGTCTCAACTTGAGTATTATTGGGGAGGTCATACACTGTACTAACATTGATTATGCCAGTAAATTCGTCAAAAGTCGTGGTTACAGACTGGAGAGTAAGCAGAGGCAGTTGGATTTCAAAGGCTGCCTGTGTTTCACGTTCAATTAAGATAGAGGCGTCTTCCTGCGTACTAAATACTGAGTAAGGGATCTCTGTACCGAACAGAGGCTGCATCACACGCTCTCGCAGTGCAGTACCTAAAACAGACCTTACACGGTCTGCCCATATCTTTTGCTGGTCACTTGAGACAGCGACCTTTCCGTAAGGATCAATCCGAAACGGAAGAGAGATTGCTACTTCAGCCATTATTTACCCACCCATCTACTTGGTGTAACTTTAAACCCAGCATTAGATTTATTGACTAACATTTGAGGAGCACGAAGTGTAGTAACTGTTGGCTTACTTGATACTCCTGTACTTAACTCTTGTTGTATGTTTCTGACAGGTACCACAGAGGCAGATTCGGGACGAAATGCTGAAGATTTGTTTCTTCCCGTTCCGTCTGTCATGCAAGTAAACTCAACTTCATACCGACCATCGTAGTAGCATTGATGGAGTGTCTTTTTTACAATCCAGTTTCCGTCAGTAGTAGAACCAGTTCCATTAATCTCCACAGTTCTGTATGGAGCAATTCGTGGGTCACCCTGGCTTGCAGTATCTGCAGTGATTGAAAAACGAGAGAGTTGAGCATGGGCATTAGCAATAAGTTCTGCCATGTGTGCATTACCTGTCATGGCACCTGGCAGTGCCTCGACAAATAACGGGTCTGCATTTGAGGTTCTTAAGTTCTTACCAACTGTAGTAGGGGACTTTGACGAAGAGTAGAACTTTGCCGTTACAGGATCAACTCCATGAACAATCTTATCTTTCTTAGAGTTAGAATCCTTGTCCATGTAGTCTCCTACTTTTGGCTTAAACATATCCAAAGTCTGAGAATTGAACTCGCTCCAAATATTTCCAACAGGATCAAAGAAAGAAAGTACTGGGATAGTTGTTATGAACTTGTCAATCATTTTGTCAATAGGATGAAAATGCAACTCTGTTCCACTGACCTGTGCTACGTAACCAATACGACCAGCAAGTTCTTGTATCTTTTCCCAGTAGGTGTGGTTGAGCATAGACTGCTGACTAAAGATCATTGGATGAGGCGTTACTACAGGCTTTAGTTTAAACTTCTTAGCAATCTCAATGACGATGTCTGGAGCAGTTTTGTTCTTCCAGATTTTGTTTCCGCCCTCTTTTAAAGGGAGAGAAGCACCTATTGCTCTAATTGTCACTGGACGACGAAGTGTTTGCTGTGTGATCGGTGTGTAATCTACGATATACCCAAAGAACTCACCTACAATATTATTTGAGGTCTTCCACTTTAGTGCTACAGTCGCTCCTGTTTTGAGGCCTTTGTAAAAGACATTGCTGTCTCGTAGGTAGGTTATCTCTAACACATCTTGTTTTCCTGCTTCTTGCATTAGTGTGAACCCTTTTGGTATAACTTTAAAACTTGGAAAGTCTGGGTAGTTAACAGTAAAGGATGTTCCTAAACGATTCTGTGTGGTTTTATTCATTAGGAATCCTTAGTACAGTTCCTGGGAGGATATTCAAAGGGTCAATAATTTCTGGATTAATGTCCATAATTTGCCACCACAAATTGGTAGACCCAAGAAACTTTAGAGAAACTCTGTCTAGACGATCTGTTTCAACCCAGGTGTAAGAGAAGTAAGCAACACTGTAACTTGGGAACAATCTAAATACTGTTAACTCATAGGTGTCAGTTCGTGAGTCGTAAGCCTTAAACAAAGGGCCATCAGCGTATCTGCTGTCTAGGTAAATCATTAAATGAATCCCCCATTTCTTTGTCTGATTCGTGCTAAGTCAACAGGAGGTTGAGTAACTTGGATTGGAGTCCCAGGACCATCGTTGTAACGGCCGCAAACAAATCTTACTGTTGACAGGATAGGAACCATTCTGTTGTTAAACATCGCATGGTTAATTGAGATTTCATTAATACGTATTCTGTAACGCATTCCAGCGCCCAGATGAAGTTCTAGTGAGGAAGGGATTAACCATCCAGCATCAGCAGTTAATCCATTAAACTTGGAAGTAAAGGTTGCTCGTGGACCGTTTATAGTCTTAAAGAAGTACTCTAAGTCATACATAGTTCCACGATCGTAAATTTGTTTTCTTTCAGCAATAGGTACATCAATTTGGCCATAAGGGTAAGCACCTACAAGCGAACCATCTGACTTTAAATGATTAAAGTCTGCAATTCTATTAAGTAGTACTTCAAAAACAACTGTACTTGTAATGAGGTTAGCACTTACGGGGTTGAATACTTCACCTCCTGAAGACATGTACTCAGGGTCCATCTGTGATTGAACGCCCCAGCCCATACTTACAGTTGTAGGGTTGTAAAGAAATTTAAATCCATACATCTGTTTGTCAAGTTTTACTACATCTTTTTTTTGCGAGTTAGCAATATTCTTGACGTACTCTCTATCCATCTGGATAGTTCCACGTCCACCATTGACTCCACGCCAAGCACTATAGGCATCGTTAAACACTGGAGCATTTATTGGGAATCCCTTGGTGTCTGCTGTTCCACCTATTGAGTCTGCAGAGATACCTTGTCCTAAATATGCTCCAGCAACCAACGGTGCGTTGTACTTGTACTCTGTAGAGAACTCAACGTTACCTCCTTGATCGGTGACGGTATTTGTTGTTGAATTCCCGTTAGCACCTGGTTTTTCTGGTACCGAAGGCTTCTTACCTAGAATTGTGTTGATCTTGTTTTGTGTATCAACCTTCTTCTTTTCCAACGCAACAATATCTTTCTTGGTTGCTGTAATTCTGTCACGAATTATTTGACGAGCAGCCAATAGGTTATCAATGACAGTTGGATTGGTCTCTGTCTGTAAATCTTCAGTAATACCTTTGATAAGTTTTTCGTCTTTAGTGATGTTCTCTTTTTTTGTTTTAATGTCTTTTTCAATAGACTTAACTTGATCCCTGTAAGCATTGAGGGCATTTTTTACGTAGGCAGCATCTTGAATTCTTTGTCGTTCATTACGAATGCCTGAACCGCCTGTATAACGTCGTCTTGGCGCCATTATGAACCACCTATCATTGATATCTCTTTATCATGGTCAAGGTAGTCCTTAACCTTTTTGGCAAAACGAATAGCGTCTTGATCTGTTGCTTGATCAAACTTAATGGTGACATTAACGGTCTTACTTCCTGATTGAAGTTGAGTTGGCATTGACGCTCCGTAACCAACGTCTCCTCCACCAGTGATGCCTAACTTCTTTGAAGTATTAGTCCAAGCATTCGTCCATTTTGTTCCGCCCTTTGAAATGTCATACGCAATACGGGCATTGATTGCTGGATCGTAAAGACTCTCTGGACCTGTGTATCCAATTCCTGCATACTCTTTTAAGTACTGTTCGTTTCTTCTTTTGCCTAAATTACCAATCATGTTTACTTGGAATAACCCAAGGGAGTAATCTCCTGTTTTTGCATTAGGGTTTAATGCACTAGGACGGCCACCTGACTCTGCACGGACTACACGGAAGGCTGTTTCTAGAGAGGAGCCACTAAACCCTGCACCAGAAAGAACACTTATAAGTTCTGAGTTACTCAATGCTCCTTTAGCAACTGGACCATCAATTGACATGGTTGCACCAATCGAAGCGCTTGAATTGCTTGCAGCACCAGTGCCAAGAAGTTCACTTGATATAGGGGAAACAAATCCGCTTACGTATTGTCCTCCCAATAAAGATGTAGCACCCGTATACCCAGCAGGATCTACTGGGTTGTTCTTTCCTTTTCGTAGTTCAAAGTGTAAGTGTGGTCCACTAGAGTTTCCTGTATCTCCAGACTTTCCAATTCTTTGTCCTGCTTTAACGGTGTCCCCTGCGTTCACTTCTTTTGCACTGAGGTGCCCGTAGATACTCTGCATACCGTCAGCGTGTTCAATCATTACTGCTGTTCCGTAGCCTGCGTCTAGAACTTGGTTAGAAACAACTCCATCTTTCCAAGAGATAACTGGAGTTCCAATTGGGACTGCGTAATCTGTTCCCTTATGTGTTCCGTTAGTACCGCTCCACATATCGCCCTTGTCACCGTACGCAGCGGTTATTCCTGCTGCAACTGGCGCAGTACCTGAGGCTCCGCCCTTACCGAATCCTCCACCATAACCAGAGCGTCCTCCACCTTTTCCTCCAGTAAACGCCTGCACAAGCCTACTAATACCAGCACTAAACAGAGATGCAGTTACAGCAAGTCCAGCACCAACGTTGGTAGCGCCAACTCCTCCAACTAAACCCTTCATCTGGGATAGAGGTTGGATAACATTTTCTAGGGCACGGTTAAATGCTTCAACTGTATCTGCAGCATTTTCAAATCCTTTAATCATTGATGATTCGCCTTTAGTCATCAACGATGTTTGAGAGGCGTTTAGTCGTCCTTGAGCAGTGAGCATTGTGTTTGAATTTTTATCTGTGCCTTGTGCATTTCCACGTTTTGCAAGATCTGGATCTCGTCCAGCAGATAGGTCGATCATTGCTTGGTACAGCATCTCTTGCTGTGCAGGATCAAACCCCATAGTCCTTAAGTTTGCACCCAGTGCTCCACGCTGATAAGACTCACGTACTTGTTGAGTGGTTGCTTTTCCTCCACCCATTACATTCATCAACTCTTTTGCAAGTTGTCCTGGAGTTTTTTCTTTTCCAGAAGCATCTCGTGTGCTGATACCGTACTGATAGAGGTTTGCTGCCATAGGGCCAGTTTGGAATCCAGCAATAGCCTGTGTTGCTACGGCGTTGTCCATTCCTAAGTACTTATAGGCTCCACCAATTTGAGCAGAAGCCTGTAGATAGTTTGCGCTTCCTGGTGTGTATCCACGACCAGCAAGTCCTGCGGCAACAATTGCATCAGAACCGACGCTCGAAATTCCTCCACCCATTGCGCCAAACGTTGCACGCTGTAATTGATTACGACTAATTCCTGGTGCTGTTAATCCTGCTTGGTAGTAACCAAGTGCACGACCCATAGTCAGTGAGAGATCAGGAGTTGCAGCGTAAGCACCAGCAGGCAGTGCCATCGCCATCTTTGCTATACCACCAAAAGCCTTAAACGTGTCTGCTGTTACCTCTGCAGGTTCTCTTCCTTCTTCAGCAAAAGAGGTTTTGCTTCTTGATATCTGACTAGTTCCACCAGCATTAGACATGCCTGTTGGTGCAGGAGGCTGTGTAAACCGTGCATTATCTGTGCCTGTTCCAGGGCGGGTTGTTCCTTGACCCAACCCCATTGCACCGCCAGAGGTGTTTATAGCAGCACTTACATTTGTGAATGCCTTACCAGCAACAGCGTTTAACTTTTCAATAGACTTATAAAGGGACTCAACCTCTTTGGTTAGACCACGGGTCTCTGTAGTCAGCGACTTGATGTTCGCAACCATCTTGTTAGCCATGACTACCCCTTTCTACTAGTTTTGCTGGCTATCTCTAGCCAGTTTCCTCGTTCTCTTACTGACAAAGATTTGATCTCTGTCAGTGTCCATCCGCTGTACTCGTTAGTTAAGACCGACCATTCCGCAAGTAAATGCGTATATGGAGTGACGCTAGAAGCGAAACAAGGCCCCGAAATTAACGGGAACAGATACCTCACTTTCGCAGTCAGGGCATGTCACCTTAACCACATCAAACTGAGGTCCACACAAGCGCTAGTTGATTGCGTCACTAATCGTGCGACGATCTACAAGGCCCAAATTCTGTACTTGAAGTTTGCTGAGTACTGGTGAGTCATCGATCTTTATCACTGTATTCTCTAGCATGATGGTTGTTAGTTCCGCAGATGTCTTGTCAGAGTTCAGTAGCATTTCTTTTTGAGTGATGCCTGTAGGAAGTTGAACTGTGTATTTACGGGTTTTTCCATCTACA